CAGAAAAAACAAGGCCACTATAACGAAATCTCTGAGGTTAAGTTATATGAAGGTTCATCATTACAAGGATGGGGTGCTAACGAAATGACCCCAATAACAGGCATGAAATCTTACGAAAACATTAGCTTTATGATGGAAAATATCATGAGAGCTATCAAAGGCGGTAAGTATACCGACGAAACCTTTGCAAAATTAGAACTCCAATTTTTACAACTTCAGAAAGAGCTACAAGCTCTCAAAGAACTATCAGTAGACACCCCTGAGCCATCTGAGGATAAGAGCTGTATTACAGTTACTATCAACATTGAAGATACTGAGCATGGTGAATACCCGATGGAAGATGAGTATATGGCTGAAGAAGAAGTTGAACCTACCGAAGAGGAAGTAGCCCCGATGGAAGAAGAAGTAGCAACAGAAGAAGCACCTGCTGAAGAACCTATGGCTGAAGAGCCAATGGCAGAAGAAGAAGATGCTGCATATCCTGCTATGGAAACTCCTGCCGATGGTGAAGACTTAGAGGAGGATGAATATGAGTTATTATTAAATGGACTAATAGAAAGTTATCAAAATGGAAAAAGTTGAACAATTAAAATCGTTAATTAACGAAAACCTTAAAAATGAGGTGGCCGAGCAATTAACCGAGAAGTCTAGTGCGATTGAGAATCGTTTAGATGAAATCGAAATCAAATTACAAAAATCTACAGAAAACAAAATGGAACAAAAATCATTCTTAAACTCTTTTGGCGAATTGATCGCTAAAAACTTTGAGTCAATCAGAGAAGTATCTTTGGGTAACAAAGTTGCTATGACTCTTAAAGCAGTTGGTAATATGACTGTATCTGCTAACTTAACTGGCGATGCACAAAGAACTTACCAACCAGGTGTTGCTATGGTGCCTAACCGTTTATTGAACTTCCGTGATTTAATCCCTGCCGTTTCTTCTGCTACTGGTATTTATACCTTGTATCGTGAAACTGGTACTGAAGGTTCTATCTCAGTTCAATCTACTCCAGGTGATGCTAAAACACAAATCGACTACGATTTAACTGCTGTTACTTATACCGCTCGTTATATCGCTGGTTTCGCTCGTATCGACAAGTCAATGTTACAAGATTTACCTTTCTTGCAAACTGCACTTCCGCAAATGTTATTGCGTGATTTCTACAAGGCTGAGGATTCTAAATTCTACACTGACTTATCAGGTGCTGCAACTGGTTCTACTACCACTTCTGCAACTGTTGACGTTGAGCAAATCATTGATTACGTTGCTAACTTAGAATCTGCTGATTTCCAAGTTAATGGTATCGTAGTTAACCCTAAGCAATGGGCTCGTTTGGTAACCACTAAGCCTGCTGATTATTCATTGCCAGGTGGTGTTACTATCGATGGTAACGGAAACATTAATATCGCTGGTATCCCAGTTTACAAATCTTCTTTCATCGCTGATGATAAAGTATTAGTAGGTGATTGGAATATGGCTAAGCGTGTTGTTGTTGACGACTTAAAAGTTGAATTCTTCGAACAAGATTCTGATAACGTTCAGAAAAACTTGGTTACTTGCCGTATTGAGGCTCGTGAAGTATTGGCTATCGATCGTCTTGACGCATTCGTATTTGCTGATTTAGGTAACGTTGCCTAATTATTAAAGTAGTTTGGAAAGTATTTATACTGGGGGAATCGTCTTCCCCCCTACTTTCAAAAAATAAAAATTATGACAAAGATAGAAGTAATATTCAATTATAGAGATTTAGAGTTAGACAGAGCTGTTCTTGTTGGAGAAAAGTTTGAAGTATCTGATGAGAGAGCAACAGTTCTTGTATCTAAAAGACTTGTTAAGATTCTTAAAGTATCTGATGACGTAAAAATCGAAGAGAAAGAAGAAAAATTAGAAATTAAAACAAAAGAATTAAAAGTATCTAAAAGCAAGAAATAATGACAATAGGCTTAGACGTAAAAATTAAAACTGATACCGTTACCGAACCAGTAACAGTTATTACCCTAAAAAACTATCTAAATATAGATTTTGATTTATGGGATACGTTATTGTCTGTAATGAATACTTCTGCAAGGGTTAGATTAGAGAAATATAGTGGTTGTACATTTGTAACAAAAACACTTATTGCAACATTTGGAAACACATCGACTTCGGTTGAAATTCCCTATGGACCTATTCAGAGTATTACTCATGTTAAATCTATTGATGAAGCAGGTGCTAAAACTACTTTGACTGAAGGAACTCACTATATTGTTACTGGCAACTTGTTTAAGACCATTAAGTTTTATAACACAGGAACTCCAATAGAGATTGAGTATGTTGCTGGATGGACTGATTCTACACTACCTGCTGACCTTAGAATAGCAATTATGAAGCAAGTGGCAATGGACTTTGAATATAGAGAAGGTACTTCTGATGACAAAACACAAGAGCTTTCAAATAGTGCAAGAGGTTTATGTAAATTACATAGAAGAGTATTAATGTTCTAATGGAGAAAAAGTATAAAACTTCAGATTTTAATGAGTATATAGACTTAAAGTATGTTGTTCCTACTGCTGATACCGCTGGTGGTACTAAGCCTGGATATGCAACATATCTATCTACATACGCAAAGGTAGAACCTTATGATGGAGATTTATTCATAGAGGGCGGTGAGAGAGTTATAAATAACAAATTTGCTTTTATATTAAGATATAGAACTGCTGTTGCAGATATAACAAAAACATATAAAATAGATTTTAGAGGCAATTCTTACATTATCCATTCTATTATAAATGTAGATAACGATAAAAGATACGTTAAGATTATAGCTTATAAGAGAAAGTAATGAGCGATATAAATAGCGTTTTAAAGGATTATAAAAAATTCATAGGGGATCTTAGTAATTATAGTGAAGCTAAAGTACAAAATGCAGTTTCAACTATATCTACTAAAACCAATTCTAAATATAATGGTGATAATGTAGATCAAAGAGTACAACTTAGGGGTAGTGCTACTGAGTTTAAAACCATTGTAAATAAAGATTTTGTAGATGGATATGCCTTTGCTAATGAAAGTAGGGAATTAATTTATTTAGAATTTGGAACTCGTCAATCAAATAGAGAATCATTATCAATAAGGGGTGGATTTGAAAGTGGAATAGACGCAAATAAAATAGCTGCTCCATATAAAGTAAAAGCTCCATTTTATCATAAAGAACCAATAATAGGTAGGTATTATTTCCTAAATACAATAGACGAAGAGGGAACAAGATTCTTAAAGGATTTTGGTAAATAACTTGTTGATAAAAAACTATTGTAAAAGTAAAATATTTTAACTATATTAGAACGAATTTTAACACATGGCATCTTTAACAGGACAAACAATATCAACCACCTATGACTCGTTACTTAAACTAACGGATAATGGGCCTATTACCGCTTCTTTTAAAGAGATTACAGATGGTCTTGGTAATTCAAGTGGTGTATTCGTAAAGTCAACAGGACAGATTAAACTTGGTAATTATATTACCACTACATCATTTACTGGAACTGCTGTTGGGTATTTAGCATTTACATCTGCTGGTGAAATTATAACTACTGCTATTCCAAGTGGGGGTATAACTTCATTAAACGCATTAACTGCATCTACTCAAACATTTGCAGTAGGAACAAGTGGAACTGACTTTGCAATTTCATCTGCAACTTCCACCCATACCTTTAATTTACCTACAGCTTCTGCTGCAAATAGGGGGGCATTAAGTTCTGCCGATTGGACTACGTTTAATAGCAAAGAAAGTGCATTAACATTTTCATCTCCATTATCGAGAACAACAAATACAATATCTATACCTGCTGCAACAACAAGTGTTAATGGTTATTTAACTTCAACCGATTGGACAACGTTTAATGGTAAGGTTGGTGGTAGTGGAACTACAAATACTATTTCTAAATTTACAGGAACATCTGCACTTGGAAATTCAAATATTACCGATGATGGAACTCTTGTTAGTATTGGTATAAATACAAGTATAACAGGAACATTACAAGTAGGAGATTCTTCAATATTGGGTTTACCGAGTTATGGATTAACTCCTAATGCAATTATTGGTAAAGCTGGTGGAAGTGTTTTAGATTTAAGAAATACAAGTAGTGGTGTTATTACAGCTGGAACGGTAATAGCAAGTTTACAATTTAGTGTTAAATCAGATGCAACACCTGGTTATGCAAATGCAAAAATAGATGCTATTACTCAAATAAATAGTGGTACTGGTGCAAGTGGTGGTAGCAATATGCGTTTTTTCACCTCGGGTGGAGGTATTGCTGGACTTCCTACAGAACGTATGCGTATAACGTCAAGTGGTGACGTAGGTATAGGAACAAGTAGTCCAAGTGCTAAATTAGAAGTTGCTGGAGATATTAAAGTATTAAGTACAGGTGCATCTATTGCTGGTTCAACTGAAAGTGTATATTTTGCTGGAACATCAAATGGAAATTATTTATCACTTGCAACTAATAGTACCGAAAGAGCAAGAATTACAAATAGTGGTAACTTTGGTATAGGGACAACAACCGTTTTAGATAAATTAACTGTTTTTGGTGGTAATTTTAGGCTTTCTAATTCGGGAACATACGATATGCTCTTTCAATATGATTATGACGGAGTAGCTTCCGACTCATTTAAAATAAATAGAGTTAATCATAATACAGTATCAACTGGTCTTGTAAATCAATTTACAATTGCTGCCAATGGTAACGTAGGTATGGGAACATCAAGTCCAAGTAATTTATTGCATCTTTACGGAACTGGTGCTAATACTCAATCAATTCGCCAAGAGTCGAGTATATCTTCTGCAAATGCTTATTTAATTCAGAAAAGTGCAAGTAAATCATATATAACTGGATTATCAACTGATTTTTCAAATAGTTATATTATATACGATGAAACTGCATCTGCAATGCGTTTAGCAGTTACAACTACTGGTAACGTAGGTATAGGAACAAGTAGTCCAAGTAATAGATTACACGTTATAAATGCTTCTGCTGGAAGTGAAGTTGTCAGAGTTTCTGATTCAAACAATGCTGACTTTATTATAGGATTCCCAAGTTCTGGCAATGTTGGTTTATATGCTGAATTTGGGACTGGAGGTAATTTTATATTTGGTACTGGGACTGGCAGAAATGAACGTATGCGTATCAATTCAAGTGGTAACGTAGGTATAGGAACA